TGATAAAGTAAAGGGGTTCAGTAAACTAGTGTCATGACCACACCAAACTGGCAACACCATTCCAAGAAGGAACAGAAACGAAAACTTAAACCGCAAGCACTGCGCCAGGCAAAAGCACGACTGGCCCAGTTCAAAAAGCGTCACATGAACCGCTCCAATGGGGCGGTTTCGTCGTATTATGGCTGCATACGAAACAAAGTTCATGCCTGTTAATCACGAAGTCAAAGGTCAACTCGCTCGTCTTCTTGCAACGGAAGACCTTGTGGTGGAACATAAACATGTCCCTACCGCATGTTTCAATGTGGATACTCGTGTCTTGACTCTTCCCATGTGGGAGAAGGCTTCTAACGCTGTATACGATATGCTTGTTGGTCATGAAGTGGGTCATGCTCTTTATACTCCCAATGAGGACTGGAGTAAGAAGTTTACTATTCCTCAACAATTCGTCAATGTGACTGAAGACGCTCGTATTGAGAAAATGATGAAGCGTCGTTATGCAGGTTTGAATAAATCTTTCTTTGCAGGATATAAAGAACTGCATGAGGATGATTTCTTCCAGATTAAAGATGATGATATCTCTACCTATAATCTTGCAGACCGTGTAAACCTGTGGTTTAAGATTGGTGGATTCACGCAGATCCCGATTGAACGAGGTGAAGAAACTGAGATCCTGAATATGGTTGCAGATGCAGAAACATTTGATGATGCGATTGCAGCTGCGGTAAAACTTTACGATTATTGTAAGCGGAAGGATCAGGAACAAACTAAGATTGATTCTTTTGATAGTCTGGAATCTACTCCTGGTAGTGGATCGGAAAGTGCGCCTCTGGAGGAACAAACTCCTTCTCAGGAAGATGACTTGGAAACCTCCGGAGAGAGTGGTCAGGCGTCCTCTGAGGGTCAGTCGGAAGATAAAATGGATCTACCCACTGATAAGAGTTCAAATCTTGGTGGAGAAACTTCCGAACCTGAAGTTAAAACTGCAGATAACTTGGAAGAAGCTCTTCGTGATCTTGTGAACATGAGTGGGTCAGAAAACATTTATTTGGAACTTCCTAAACTCAATCTTAGTAGTGTCATTGGTTCAAACTCTGAAGTTCATCAAGAAATCAATGATTGGTGGGACAAAACTATTGCAAAATATTCTGGTTATGATGATCCCAAAGAATATCTTTTCGGTAAAGTAGACAAAGAGTATCGTGAGTTCAAGCGTTCTGCTCAGAAAGAAGTCAACTATCTGGTAAAAGAATTTGAGTGCAAGAAAGCTGCAGATTCTTATGCTCGTGCGACAACTGCTCGTACTGGTGTGTTGGATTGCAGTAAACTTCATACTTACAAATACAACGAAGATCTCTTCAAGAAAGTCACCACTCTTGCCAATGGTAAGAATCACGGTCTGGTGTTTGTTCTAGACTGGTCTGGTTCTATGTCTCAGGTTATGATGGATACTCTTAAACAACTTTATAATCTGATGTGGTTCTGTAAGAAAGTTACGATTCCTTTTGAGGTTTATGCATTCACCAATGAGTGGCGCCGTTATGACTATGATGAAAATCATCGTCCAAAATCTATTGAACCTCATTATCAAAAGAAACATGGATTGGTCTATGTGGATGAAAGCTTCTCACTCATGAACTTGTTTACCAGTAAAGTGAACAATCGTGTTCTTGAAGAACAGATGATTAATATCTTTAGGTTGGCGAAAGAGTTCAAGTATTCTTATAATGATGCACCTGAGTATACTCATCCGTATCGTCTTTCTCTTTCTGGGACTCCTTTGAATGAAACTTTGGTAGCTCTTCATCAAATTCTTCCTCAGTTCCAACGGGAAAATAAACTCCAGAAAGTTCAGTGTGTGGTTTTGACCGATGGTGAAGCTTCTCCTTTGAAGTTTCATAAAGAGTTCAAAGGTCGTTTCAATTATGACACTGAAGAAGTATATATTGGACTGAATTCTATTGGATTGAACACTATTCTTCGTGATCGTAAAATTGGTTCTACTTATAAGTTGGAAGCAGATTTTTCTAGTTTTACTGATGTTCTTCTTCGTAATCTTCGTGATCGGTTTACTGATGTAAATTTTATCGGTATTCGGGTCCTTGAAGGTAGGGATGCAAATAGTTTCATTCGTCGTTATTATGAAACTACAGATTATTCTTCTGGTTATTATCGGGAGAATAAAGAATATACTGAAATTACGAATGATTGGAAGAAAAACAAATCTTTTGCAATCAAAAAATCTGGATATCATGTATACTTTGGACTTTCTGGTTCTGCTCTTTCCAATGATGCAGAGTTTGAAGTTTCCGATGATGCAAGTAAGAGTCAGATCAAATCTGCATTTGCAAAGTCTTTGAAGAGTAAAAAAATGAATAAGAAAGTTCTTGGTGAATTCATTGAACTTGTTGCATGAGGAGGGGAAACCCTCCTTTTTTCATAAATAACTAAAAAGTATTGTTAAAAATGAACTCCGAACAACTACAGGGACTGCAAGAAGCCTATAATCAAGTCAATCAACTTGATGAAGCGGAAGGTTCTTATGGACAAACTCCCAAAGCAAGAGCAGCTATGGGTAAACTGGCTGTTAGTAGAATGAATAAACCTGCAAGTGAGTATTCACAAAGGGGTGAGAAAACCAAAAAAGTAAAGGCAGCAGAAAAGCACACAAGGAGACAGGACCGACTAGCAAGTGGCAATAATCGACATGGTTCAAGAGGTGAAATGGATCAAGCTCGTAGAAATTGGTCTAGAGGTGCTGATGATTATGGTCATACTGGATATGATGGAGAGGGATATGGTGGTTCAGTAACCAAGAATCCTAAGAAACTTCGTAAGCAAAAAGCAATGGGTGAGATCAAAGAAAGTTATGATGCATATGATTTTGTTTTATCTTATCTTCTAGATGAAGGATTTGCATCAACCGAATATTCAGCTGATAAGATCATTCTCAACATGAGTGAAGCCTGGTTTGAGAATATTATGGAACTTAATCGTTATGAAAAAGAAACTGGTAAGGATTATAAAACTGGAAAATCAGTGACCAAGGGTGGAACAATGGGTGGTGATGATACTAACTCAAAGGTTATGAGACACATGCATAAGGTTATGGGTGCAGGTAGAATGGGTGCTGGGGGAACTATTCAAGAAAGAGGAAAGAAAAAAGAGAAGGGTAAGAAACCACCTGAAGCTGGAGAATATGGATCTGAAAGAAAATCTCCAGAACAAATTGTTAAGAAACGCCGTGAAGATAAGAAACGCGGTGAAGAAATGATGCACTCAAGATACGATTGATTAAATAAATTATTATAATATTTGAGAATTTATTTTTGTGAATTTTTTTGAAAAAAAGAAAGCTGCAAGATTTGTATTTGAGTTGGAGGATGGTAATCAACTCCAACTCGACTATTTGTTGCAACCAAATAGTTTGCGAGAAAAATGGATAAATGAAATTAAAACATACCAAACCAAAGGAAATACTTCATTCACTCTTAATATATCAAATAAAAATTGTTCGCATGTAGAACAACTGATTAAAAAATTGAACTCAATAATTCAAGAACTCAATGATAAGTATGAGTCTAAAATTTTATTGACAATAAATGAAAAAAATGGAGTGAATCAAAAAATACTTAATCGTTTACATGAAAAGTTTGAGGAATATGGTGAAAATAAATTTCCATATCTTGGAGAACATGTGCATTATCTTTGGTTACAATTAAATGAATGGATCCATATAACAGAAGTTGCAATAGAAACAACTGAAGATAAGTTTCCGCAATATGGAGCTGTAATTACTGCTTATCCACCATATCCTGGTAGAAAATTAGAAGAAGTAGATAAATTGTTTTTAAGTACAGATTTTTCTTGGGGACATCTTTATCTTGGATATAATACTTTAGGTAAAGATTACATGAGTGCTGTGTGCGATAATGATATAAGAGTAATTATTAATGAACAGATAAAAGTTCAAGAAAGGTATAGTTCTGAAGTATGGCTTTGTTTTCAGAATAAAACTTATACCAATATGCAGAAAACTAGAGAAATGGAATTTTATCAATGGTATGAATCTTTAAATCAAGAATCTCAGGAATTGATTCCAATAGAAAATTTAAATACTTTGGGTTTGGGTAGATATTATCTTGGACACATTCTCATAAACAAAGATCTTTTGAAATTTCATCCAGTTGCTGAAGATTGGTGGACAGATCAAAAGATACAAAAACAATGGAATAATGAAGTTTTTTCAAAAGTTAAAAGTGTAGTGAATGTAAAAATATATGAATGATATACTTGGCCAATTTATAGAATTTGCATCAAAAAATCAGTGGTGCCCGACAATTCCTTCATCTAATTTTAATTTGGTGGAATCTGATTGGCCTTATGTTCAAATAGATTTTGAAGATGATTTTGAAAAAATGCATCAAGAGTGTATTCAAAATGATCATCTTTTTGTTGGTCATAGACAGAAAGATAAACATTTAAGTTATTCACACGAAGGTTGGTCAGCATTGACTTTACACGGATTGCGACCAGATGCTACGGAAAATTATGATCAGTATGGTTTTGTTGATGAACCTGATTATAAATGGACTGAGGTTTGTGAATACTTTCCAACTTGTGTGGAATTTTTAAAGAAATTGGGATATAAGAGTTATCACAGAGTACGAATCATGAGATTAGCTCCTGGTGGGTACATTATGCCGCACTCAGATGGAGAAGGTAGAATTTTTGGCCCTTTAAATATTGCGATTAATAATCCTGAAGGGTGTAATTTTTATTTTGCATCTTGGGGGAAAGTCCCATTTAAACAAGGTACTGGATTCTTTTTAGATATTGGAAATGTTCACGCAGTTTATAATAACAGTAATGAAGTTAGGTATCACTTTATTGTTCATGGTTTTATAAATGAAAAATTAATAGAACTTGCATTTGATCAACTTAAAAAAAGAGAAAACAAAATATGTTATGGTGTATACAATCAAAGAAATGCAATCAACAATTTCTCGATGTATTTGAGAGCAAAAGGTGCAACATTGTTTTATCTGAATAGAGTTGGTGGTAACTTAGAGATAATTTGTAGAGATGAAATATATGAAATACTGGAAGAATCCTTGAATAGGGGATATGAATATTGTGTTGTACAATCCGCTGGATGTACCTTAAGAAGTTTTAATTTCGATCAAGAAATTAGACAGTTTATAAAAGAGAATAAGTTTGGTGTGGCAGGCCATCCTTTATATCGTCCTGGCGAGTGGTTGGAATTACATAATCAATTTTTTATAGTTAATCTCCTTGCGTGGAAAGAAGTTGGTTGTCCAGAATTTGGTGATTTTTATTGTGGAGAACAATTATTACCAATAGTAGAAAGGAGTGTAGAAAATTTTCATGATGACTATACTCCTTTATGGGTAAAATACTCTGGAAAAGAGGATATACAATCTCATGCAGGTCAAGGTTGGAAATTATTAAAAGAAATGTTTTTGGGTGGTTGGCCTGTTATTACTTTGAACGAAAGTTTGCGTTCAAATAAATTTTATTGTTATCCAGACTATGAAACTGATAGATTTGAAAATAGTATTAAAAATCTAACAACATATGAAGGCCAAAATTGGAATCAATCTAAAATTTTGTCAGATATAAAGTCTGTAAAAGATCAAATTTGGTTATTTAATAGTGAAACAATGTTTATAAAAAATGAAGGAAAATTTGATCTAGTTGTTAATACCGCAAGTGGATTTAAATTATTTGATATTTTTAAAAATGAAAAACTAAACGAGGGTGGAAAAATAATTGTATATGACTTTAATGTAAAAAGTTTGCAGTGGTACAAACACCTCCATAGTTGGAAAAATGATAATTTAATTAAATGTATTAGAAGTTTTCCTGATAGAGATTATTTCACTTGGTTGGGCAAGAATAGTCATAATTATGCTGAAGATTATTCTTTTTTAACTTTATATAAAAAATTAATGTATCATTTTCGTGGAGACGAAAACTTTATTAAGTATTGGAGAATTTTTAAAAAGACCGAAGTAAAATTTGTTGCCGTAGATCTATATAAAGAACCAGAAAAGTTTGCAAATATTTTTGTTGGAAAGGGAAAGAAATTTGTCAATTTATCAAACATATTCTCAACAGATGCAACAACATTTTTGTATGGACATACAGAAGTTCAATCTTCACAACAAAGATGTCTATCTTCTTTATATGTTGTCGATCCAGAAATAGAGATTTTTATTTGTGATTTTTGGAATAGAGATTTGAGTGGTAAAGTAAAAGATTTATTATAGGTGGACAGTTCAGAAACTGTCACACGGGTGGTTTTGGAACCCTCCAAATGATGTATTATGGCTTCAGTTGAGAAACACACCACACAATGCCCCGCCTTCAAATGAACGACGATCAAATCCTGGAAGGTCTTAAGTCTACTTATGGTTCTGACATTACTTCTGGTGATGTCAAAGCTTATTGTGCGATGAATAATCTTTCATATCCTACTGTTACTCGCCGTCTTGAGAATTTTAAGACTGCTCGTGGTCGTTGGAATCTGGAAGTGACTCAAGAACGAGTTCAAGAAATTGAACGAAACTTCAACAATGTGTCGGTTCTCCCTGAAGTGCATCAAAACCTTATCCCCGAAAAAGATGATACCTTCGTCAAGTTTGGCAATTTTAACGACATTAAGAAAATTATTTCCAGTCGTCTGTTTTACCCTACCTTTATCACTGGTCTTAGCGGTAACGGGAAGACTTTTGGAGTTGAACAAGCTTGTGCTCAGTTGGGTCGGGAGTTGATTCGTGTAAATATCACGATCGAGACTGACGAGGATGACCTGATTGGCGGTTTCCGTCTGGTGAATGGTGAAACTGCGTGGCACAATGGACCCGTGATTGAGGCACTTGAGCGCGGTGCTATTCTGCTTCTTGACGAGATTGACCTTGCTTCCAATAAAATTCTGTGTCTGCAATCTGTTCTGGAAGGTAAAGGTGTCTTCCTGAAGAAGATTGGTCGTTTCGTGAAACCTGCCGCTGGTTTTAATGTGGTAGCTACAGCTAACACTAAGGGTAAAGGTTCTGATGATGGTCGGTTCATCGGCACTAATGTTCTCAATGAGGCGTTTCTGGAACGATTCCCTGTGACTTTTGAACAGGAGTATCCTTCTGTTGCAAATGAAGTCAAAATTCTTGAGAAGGTCGCACAAACTCTTGGGGTGAATGATTCCAACTTCTGCAAGCGTCTTGCTGATTGGGCTGATATCATCCGCAAGACCTTCTATGATGGTGGTATTGAAGAAATTATCAGCACTCGCCGTCTGGTTCACATTATCCGTGCTTACAGCATCTTCCAAGATAAGGCAAAGGCAATCCAAGTGTGTGTGAATCGTTTCGATGATGAGACCAAGCAATCTTTCCTGGAACTTTATGATAAAGTGGATGCTGATTTCAAGATGTCTTCTACTGGTCCTGAACTGACCGTAGAATATGTTGACCAACCCGCTCCGTTCTGATATAATTGGGGGAGGTAAAACTATGACCTCCTCTTTATTATGGATGAACACCCTTATTCTATGAATCAATTCACCTTGACTGATGGTGGATCTGGAACACTTAATTTGACAAAAACACCCATTATGACTGAATCCAAAAATCACCTTTGGAAATACAACGAAGATAAAATTCTCAAGGATATTGAGGATTATGTGACTTCTACTTATGGAAGTCATTATTGCGGACACAATCAAGCCTATAATGACATTCAGACTATTGATCTGATGGCCGCAAAGGATCTTGCTCCTGGATTTTGTCAGGCAAATATCCTAAAATATGGTAGTCGTTATGGTGACAAGGATGGTCGTAACAAACGCGATCTTCTGAAAGTTATCCACTACGCTATGCTTCTGCTTCACTTTGACGGACATTATTCCCGTAAAGATAATGGCCTTACTGAATTTCGTTGATTATGAAACTTAAAGACAACACTATGAAACTCTCTGAAAAAACTCTCTCCCTTCTCAAGAACTTCTCTGGCATTAACCAGTCAATTCTTTTCAAGAAAGGTAACAAACTTCGCACTATTTCGGTGATGAAGAACATTCTTGCAGAAGTGGAGGTTGAAGAGGAATTTGAACGCGACTTCGGCATTTATGATCTGAACCAGTTCCTGAATGCAATGTCTCTCTATCAGAACCCTCAACTGAAATTCGCTAACGATAGTTATGTGGGAATCAGTGAAGGTAATGCACGATCCAAGTACTTCTTTGCAGATCCTGCAGTGATTGTGACTCCTCCCGAAAAGTCTATCTCTCTTCCTTCTGAGGATGTCTGTTTTGAACTGAATACTCAACAACTGGATAAACTTCTCAAGGCTGCAGCAGTTTATGGTGTTCCTGACCTTTCTGTGGTTGGTGAAGCTGGTGTTGTGAAACTGGTTGTTCGTGACAAGAAAAATGATACTTCTAACGAATATTCACTGGTTGTTGGTGAGACAACTGGTACTTTTGTCCTGAACTTTAAGGTTGAGAATATTAAGATTCTTCCTGGTTCTTATGAGGTTGTGATCTCCAAAAAACTTCTATCCCGATTCCAGTCTGAAGATAAGAATCTTACATATTACATTGCTTTGGAACCCGACTCCACCTATGATGAGTGAGTTGACTCACCTTTATTATGAACATCTTTGTGACTTCTCCCTGGCCTGCAGAGAGTGCTGTCTGTCTTCCTGATAAACACATTGTCAAGATGCCTCTGGAATGCTGTCAAATGCTTTCCATAGTGGCATCTGAAAAATGGGGTCATAACTACGGCACTCTCCCTAAGACTGATGGTACTCCCTACAAAACTGAAAAGGGTGCGTTTCGTAATCATCCCTGTACCAAATGGGTAATGGATAGTATTCATAATGCCTATTGGTTAATTAAGTGGGGAATGAATCTCGCCGATGAGTATGCATTGCGTTATAATAAAACGCACTCTTGTTACAAGACTCTTGTAGATGCTTATTATCTGTTTCCCAAAGGAAAGATTACAGAAGTAACTCCATTTGCTCGTGCAATGCCAGAAGAGTGGAAATTTGATGATAGTATTGATACCTTTACTGCTTATAAACGGTACATTGCTTCAAAACCTTGGGTGAAGGATAATTACCTTCGTATGCCCGAACGAAAACCTGATTGGATCTAAATTATGAGTCGTGATGAATTTCTGTGGGTTGAGAAATATCGCCCACGCAAAATTGAAGATTGCATTCTTCCAGATGCAAACAAAAAGACCTTTTTGGAGTTTCTAAATAACAAAGAAATTCCAAACCTGATGCTTGCTGGCCCTGCAGGTTGTGGGAAAACTACAGTTGCAAAAGCTCTGTGTGAAGAACTGGGAGTGGATTATTATGTCATCAATGGATCTGACGAAGGACGATTTCTGGACACGGTACGGAACCAGGCAAAGAACTTTGCTTCGACCGTCTCACTTTCTGCGGGTGATGCAAAACACAAAGTCATCATCATTGATGAGGCTGACAACACAACCCACGATGTACAACTCCTTCTACGGGCTAATATTGAGGCGTTTTATAACAACTGTAGGTTCATTTTCACATGTAACTACAAAAACAAAATCATTGAACCCCTCCACTCCCGTTGTGCAGTCGTTGAGTTCAACATCAAGGGAAAAGAAAAAGCCCAGTTGGCAGGATCCTTCTTCAAGCGTATACAGAACATCTTGGATGCTGAAGGTGTACAATACGATCCTAAAGTCCTTGCAGAACTCATCAACAAACACTTCCCCGACTGGAGACGAGTCCTAAACGAGTGTCAAAGGTATTCTGCAGGTGGAAAGATCAACTCTGCAATTCTTGCTGAATTTTCCGATGTAAATGTAAATGAACTTATTAAGAATCTCAAAACTAAAAACTTTACTGAAGTCCGAAAGTGGGTGGTCGCCAACTTGGACAACGATGCTTCTAGTTTACTTCGCAGGGTTTATGACTCCTCTTTTGACCATCTTTCACCCCAGTCTATCCCCGCTGCCGTTCTTATTATTGCTAAGTATCAATACCAATGTGCGTTCGTGGCTGACCAGGAAGTAAATATTCTTGCAGCATTAACTGAAATTATGGTGGAGTGTGAATTTAAATGATTAATGTAAAACTATTTCGTATTTCTACTGGCGAAGAAGTCGTTGCAGAACTAGTTTCTGAAACAGATACTTCTGTCACTCTAAAAAATGGTCTTGTAGTTCTTCCAACAGCTCAAGGTGGTGTTGGATTTGCTCCGTGGACTCCTGTAATTGACAAGGATAACCCCGAAATTGAAGTTTCTAAAAACTTTGTAGTTTATATTGCCGAAGTTGATAGTCAAGTTAAAAACAAGTATAATGAAATTTATGGGAGTAAACTTGTAACTCCTGGCGAAAAGAAACTGATTCTCTGATATGCAACTAGAACTTGATGATGCGGTTTACGCAGCTGATCAGTTCATTGATTACTTCTCAAATATGGGTCGTATTGATGAATATCTGCGTAACATTAAACTTGAAAGAATGGAACAAATGCCTTCATCCATTCTTGGGATTGGTCCCGAGGATGATATGTTTGATGCATTTGATATGCACCCACAGGATATGAACTTCAAGGTTTATCCTGCGGGGGAAAAAGGTGGATTTACAAATGAGTATTTTAATGAGAGATTGCAGATTACTACTTCTCATGCGATTGAGGATAGTATTCCTGGCAAATCTCTGAAGTGGATCGTACAAGAAACTAATACACAGAAGATTGTAGGATTCTGTCGTTTCGGTTCACCTACGATTAATTCCAAACCTCGTAATGATTGGCTTGGACAAACTCCTGAGTTGTCTAGGTTTAATCGTCATGCAATTATGGGATTCATTATTGTCCCTACTCAACCTTTTGGATTTAATTATCTTGGAGGTAAACTTCTTGCACTTCTTTGTTGTTCTCATACTGCTCGTGAAACATTAAATAAGAAGTATGGATCAGATATTTGTTCATTTGAGACAACTTCTCTTTATGGTTCTACCAAAGCCTCATCTCAGTATGATGGTTTGAAACCTTATATGAGGTACAAGGGTCTTACTCAAAGTGATTTTACGCCTTTGCTCCACGACGAAATTTTCCAGGAGTTAAACAAATGGTTTATTCAGAGGAACAACAACCAATCTCTGGTGAAGGAGGACGCATCAAGTCGGAAACTCAAGACCCAACAAAAGATGATCTCAATCATCAAGAAAAGCTTACCTTCTCAAAAGGTTGTGGAGTTCCAGACTGCGATTGCAAATGCAAAAAATCTGACTGAACAGAAAAGATTTTATATTTCTGATTACGGAT